AAAGCACTGGCTACCGCGCACCGCCGAGGGGTCCGTGCACAAGATTTACGATCCGCATACTCTGGATTTTAATGGTGCCGAGTGGCTGATCTTGGCGCAAGCGAACTACATGCTAGACGAACTCTCGGAGCGCCTTGTTTCGACGGGCCAGTATTTCGAGCGACGGGGAACTGCCTCGCTCAAGGCCGACATACGCGGCGCGATCAGCTCCTGGACACATCTGCACGAAGATCCCGCACACGAGCTTTCGCACAAAGAGGCCGTGAACCTATTCAATCACATTTCCAGCGGGGAGAAGCTGGCGCGGGGGGCAAAGAAGCGGCTCTCCTCGGCGAACGAGCAAGACCTCTTCAGTTTGTCAACACTGCGCGAGCACTTTGGACTGAGAACCGAGGCCGAGGACTGGGACGTAGTCCTGGACCGAATTGGCGATGAGGACCGAGCCTACGCCACGGCTCTCCTCAATCGCGGCGTGAACCTGTTCGAGCCGCCCAAGATTAAGCTAAGCACAATACATGGAGCCAAGGGCGGAGAGGCCGATAACGTACTAGTCTATCTTGACCTATCAACACGCGCGCTCCAGGAAATGGAGCGGCACCCAGACGATGCTCAGCGCGTGCTATATGTTGCCATTACCCGCGCCAAGGAGAACCTTGTGCTCAAGATGCCCGACGACGCCCAACGAGGATGGGCGCTATGACCTCGCACCTTCACGCCGTGCCAGATTCCGTTTGGGGGCCGCACCGGACACCGGCAACGCGGGTCATCATCGAAAGCCCCTTCGCCGAGAACCCTAGCGCGCCCGACAGGGCGCATCTCGCCTACGCCAGAAGATGCCTCCGGGATTCCCTATTGCTTGCCGAGGCACCTTTCGCCCCGCACCTACTGTACCCCCAGGTACTGGATGACGATGCGCCGTTCCAGCGAGCGCTTGGTCTACAACGCGCCTTCCGCTGGTACGCGGTCGCCGACCTATGCGCCGTTTACACCGACCTGGGGATCTCGGGCGGCATGAGGCAAGGCATTGAATACGCAACAAAAATTGGACTTCCAATCGAAGAAAGGAGCCTCAACGATGACCGCGAACCACGCTAAGAAGGCACTCCAAGAAGCGGGTCGCCTGATTGAAACGTCTCGCGCCAACAGCTACGGGAGCGTCGCCAAGAATCACGAGAACATCGCCAGATTGTGGGACGCCTATATGCATAACAAGCACCGCATCACTGCCGAGGACGTGGCGAACATGATGGAGCTGCTAAAGATTGCTAGGCGAAAGCTCGGGGTGCTGCACGAAGATAACTACATCGACGGGGCCGGATACGCCGCAGTGGCCCTGGAGTGCGCCCAGGCCGAGGCGGAAGAGGATGCTAGGAAAAGAAAGTGAAAACCAACTTGAAGCGACCAACATGGGGAGTGAAAACGGAATGGGCACCAGTCGAAGAGCTGCCAGAAACCCCGTCGAGCATAAAGGAGATCGCAATCGACTTGGAGACGCGCGATCCACGGCTCAAGACCCATGGGCCAGGATGGCCGACCGGGCATGGCGACGTGGTGGGGATCGCGATAGCATACGAAGGGTTCAAGGCCTACCTTCCTTTTGGCCACGAGGGAGGCGGCAACCTCGACAAAACCATCGTCCTACGATGGTTTAAGAGAGAGATAGCCAAGCACCCCGCCGACAAGATCTTTTACAATGCCAGTTACGACGTTGGCTGGCTGCGGCACCTTGGCATCAAGCTCTCCGGGAACCTAATAGACGCCATGCTGGCGACGCCGCTGCTCGACGAGAATCGGCGCAGTTACGCACTGAACGAGGTTGCTTACGATTATCTTGGCAAGATGAAGTCTGAAGCGGCGTTGCGGGAGGCGGCGCAGGAATTTGGCGTTGACCCCAAGGCCGAGCTGCACAAGCTCCCCGCGCTCTTCGTCGGTGAATACGCCGAGGCCGATGCCCAACTTACCCTTGAACTGTGGCACGTCCTAAAAGCGGCGCTGACCACCGAAGACCTATGGCCGATTTTCGAGCTTGAGCTTGAAGTGTTGCCGATCTGTATTGAAATGACCCTGCGCGGAATCCGCGTTGACCTCGACGCCGCCGAGCGGTTGAAGCAGGATTTCGCTAAACAAGTTCGTGGCATCGTCCGGGAGATCAGGAAGGAGACCGGAGTGCCGGTCGAGCTGTGGGCAGCGGCGTCCGTGGCGAAAGCCTTCGACAAAATCGGCATCAGCTACGGGCAGACCCCGACCGGGAAGCCTTCTTTCACAAAGAATTTCCTGTCGCAGCACGAGCACCCAATCGCGCAAAAAATCGCTCACGCCAGGGAGCTGGACAAAATTGGAAACACCTTCCTGGCAAGCATTTTCCGGCACGCCCACGCGGGCCGTATCCACGGCCACATTAACCAGTTGCGCGGCACCCGAGGTGGCACCGTCTCCGGGCGCATCTCCATGGCCAACCCGAATCTCCAGCAGATCCCGGCGCGCAATCCGGAGATGGCCAGGAAAATCCGAGGACTCTTCGTGCCAGAAGCCGGTGAGCAGTGGGCGTCGATGGACTTCGACCAACAAGAACCACGCATCCTCGTGCATTTTGCCAGCCTCACGAACCGTGGCCTAACGGGGTCCGACGCCTTCGTCCAGGCCTACCGCTCAGACCCTACAACCGATTTCCACCAGATGGTGGCCGACATCGCGGACATTCCACGCAAACAGGCCAAGACCATCAACCTCGGTATAATGTACGGCATGGGTCAGACGCGACTGGCGGAGACGCTCGACGTGTCTCCGGCCACGGCGAAAAAGCTGATGCAGCAATACCATCTCGACGTTCCCTTCGTGAAAGCCCTGATGGACACCGTGCAGAGGCGCGTATCAAACCCCCTCAAAGGTGGATTTGTGCGCTCGCTCCTGGGGCGTAAATGCCGCTTCGATCTCTGGGAACCGAATCTTTTCGTCAGTGCCAAGCCGCTGGCTCGCGCCGAAGCCCTGGTGGACTACGGCGACAATATCAAACGCGCATACGTTTACAAGGCGCTAAACCGGTTGATCCAGGCCTCCGCTGCCGACCAGACGAAAGCCGCCATGGCCGCAATCTACCGCGAGCGGGGGGCCATCCCGCTGGTGCAGATTCACGATGAGCTGGCTTACTCTGTCCCGGAAGTGACCGTGGCCCGCGACCTCCGGAAAATCATGGAGGACGCGGTCGAGCTGGAGGTGCCTACACCAAGCACCATCGCCGCCGGGCCGAGCTGGGGTGCCTTGACCAAGGTGGAGGAATCCGATACCCTCCCAGAGCGCGAGAATGAGGAAGAGGAGAATGAAGAATGAACCCGAGAAAATGGAAATCGGTGGTGGTACCAATCAGCGTGTACCGCTACCTGCGCGAGAGAGCGCAGGTGAATCATCGAACGATTGGCGGCGAACTGACCCATTGGGTGGAAAAGATGCAGACCGAGACGGAGGAAGCTGCATGACGACCCCTGTCGTAACCATTGCTGCGTTCTACCTGATCGTGGCGCTGTTTGCCCTTGCTGCCTGACCGGCGGTTCCACGTAATCTACGCCGATCCACCGTGGTCCTTCCGCGCCTGGGGGCCGGGAGGCTATGGCCGCTCGCCTACGCGACATTATGACTGCATGACGCCAGCCGATATCTGCGCGCTGCCCATAGCGGACATTGCAGAGGCCGACTGCGCGCTGTTTTTGTGGGCTACCGATCCGATGCTGCCCGATGCCTTGCGCACGATGGAGAGCTGGGGCTTCCGGTACCGCACCGTGGCCTTCGTATGGGCGAAGCTAAATTCTCGCGCACCGGCCTCTGGCTTCAGCGCTGACGATTTTGCCATTGGCACCGGCTACTGGACCCGCGCAAATCCTGAAATGTGCCTGCTCGGCACGCGAGGAAAGCCGCAGCGGGTCTCCCGCGCCGTGCGCCGCCTAGTGATCGCCAACCGGCGGGAGCATTCGCGTAAACCCGACGCCGTCGCTGATGGTATCGTCGAGCTTATGGGCGACGTTTCCAGAATTGAGCTGTTCGCCCGAGAGAGCCGCGCTGGCTGGGAATCCTGGGGGGACCAAGCCGTGAAATTTGACACCCGCAAGCCGCTACCCTAAGATGCTAATAGGGGCCCTATAGCGACACTTGATCTGCCGCTGGTGGTCATGTCACCAATGGGCTAGGCTAGGGCAGCCCTCCCTGCTGCGCAGTGCCGCCGGGTTCCTGCGCAGTTCGCTGCTCCCTCGCGGTCAGGCTGCCACGCAGCCTGACCGCCTTTGTATGAGCCGAAAGCCATGGCCAAATCCGATACAACCGTCTATGATAGACCATCGCCGACCAAGCGGCGGGGGCGACCATATCCCCTGAACGGACGCAAAAAGCTGGGACCAAAATCACCATGGAGATTTTTGAAAAAAGCGCGGAGAGGTCAGGGCTGACCTGCACGATTTGCGAGGCACCAGTTGACCCCGAAGAGGGTGGAATCAGCGGCTTCTTTGGCTTCGCCCCCGTCACATTCTGCGCCTGGTGCCACGCCGCGATGGTCGAACTCGTAAGCCAGGGTTGTCCGCAGTGCGGAATCGACGACGACACCGCAGAGCCTACCCTGAACTGATCCGCCATTGACTTCCCCCGGGCCTTCGGCAGAAGGTATGTGAGATTTATCCGACCAGGAGCACGCCATGCACTTTTTACGACGCCTCTTCCGCAAGTCTGCCGAAGCCCGGATCGACGAAACAGAGCAGCAAGTGGGAGGCGCGGCTCGTGGACCACGGGCCATGCACCGACGCCCAGAGATTCCAGGCAAGCCGCGCATTTGCCCGCACTGCCACGGCAACGGCTACATTTTAGAATCGGCTAGAGGCGGCGTGCACGACTGCACGATCTGCGACAGCCAAGGAGAGATTGTTTTTCGACCCGACTTCCCGCTGGACTGAGGCCATGCGCAAGAAGCTGGCGAATCGCCGTCCAAACGTTACGAGAGTTTGGGAAGGTCTCCAGGACCGCTATTACATCTCGTTTGGTGTAGACATCGACGAACACTGCGCCGCCAGAGAGGTCTTCATCTCCGGTGCCAAAATCGGCTCCGATCTCGCTGTCCTGCTCGACGATGCAACTGTCGTTCTTTCCCTCGCTCTCCAGCACGGCGTCACCCTGGACACACTCATCCACAGTCTCAGCGCCACCGACCACACGGAACCGCCCGATGGGCGGCGCTCGGTCTTGGCGGCTGCGGTGGGCCTGATGGCCGACGAGCGACGGCGGCTGAACGGTGCCGCCGGGCCATCAAAACCGGCAAACCCCCCCTCTTCTTCAAAGGCACTGGCGGCAGCCGCCGCCGGGAGCTAGCCCCCAAGCGGGGTTGACAGGCCGAGTGGCGCTCGGGCAGTATGCGATGCAGCACATATGAAGGAGGCAGTGACCATGAAGCACGCACCACGGGCCAAGGAATTGGCCGATTCTCTCTGCCGAGACCTGGAGGCTCTGCTGGAGGGCGACATCTGGACCGTGTCCGACGACACCATCGACGCGATGCTTGATGCCGTCCGCGAACTCCAAGAGCTGGCAGCCGCCGGGGGAACGGACTATGCCCCTGAAAAATAAGCAAAAAAGCGGCGATAGGCCTTAATTTACCAAGCCCGTTGCAAGACACATTAAGGCGTCAATTGGGATGACGAAGCGAAGCAAAGAGAGGATAGGACAGGATGACCGCCGACGAAGCCGAGCGCGCGGTGCGCGAGTGTATAAAAGTGTCCAAAGGTACGATGCCCGTTGATATTGTGGTCGCCGACGAGAGCCAAGCGCAGATCGTGCGGGCGGCCCTGAAGGGCAAGCGCAAAGCCAAGGTCATTGGCGTCAAGGTCAAGGCGCAGATATGAGCAGCCTTTCGATTACCGGCATCGATATAGCAGTTCCCGGGTGGTGGGGCCAGTGCTACCGCTGCGGAGCGCAGATGATCCAGGGCGGCGACCACGACGACGTTGACGCCGACGGCGTCGAGATCATCATCTCCAATTTCCACTGCCCAAACTGCGAGTCCAGTTGCGAGTTTGCTTGGTTAGTGTCTTGGGACATGGACAACGCTGACGCCACCGAGCCCAGCCCTGGGGCGTCGGAGGCCAAGACGGCTGTCCTCACCTACGGCGCTGTCCAGCAGGAGCTGGCCCGCGTCCGCAAACAAGCCGAAGAGCTGGCCTCGGCCAAGGGCCGTCTGGCGCGAGAGGCGACAGAGCACCGCGTGCGGCGGCAACTTGCCGAGAAAATCCTGCGAAAGCTGGCGATGCCGCAGCAGCGGGTGAGTCCACTGCGGCATCAGCGCTGGGTGCGGAGCACAATCGCCGCATTTTTCGCGGGTGATATCCATGGCGCTTCGCGCCGGGCCGATCACCCCCGGGCTACCGGCGCGTGCAGTCACTGCGACATCAACCTCTACGACGGCATGGTGCCGCACCCCAAGGCGATGCCCTGCAACGTACCCGGCTGCCCCTATGAGAAAGAACGAGACCAGCTTACAGACCACATCCTGCTCAGCCTGGCCCGCTGATGCTGCCGGTGGTCCTCGTCTCATGGGCCGACGCCGCTCACCCTGCCGGTGATTGGGTGTCGGTGGAGGACTGCCGCACGGCCACGCCAGCGCTTATCCAGAGCGCGGGGTTCTTGGTCAGCGAGACACCCGACTGCATAGTAGTTGCCTGCTCATATGACGGCAGCAACGTCTCCGGAGAAATGACTATTCCAACCGCACTGATCTCGCGGCGCGTGGTGCTGCGCACGGGGACGCTAGACGACGGGGCGGCTTCACGGGTGGGGGGTCGTGAAGATTTATCGGCGGGAACGCTAGACGACGGGGATGTCCCCTAAACGATAGGGTAGCGTTTAGGGGGGAGTGTTTACAGATTCCCTAAACGATAGGGTAGCGTTTAGGGGGTCGTGAAGATTTATCGGCGGGGACGCTAGACGACGGGGATGTTCCCTAAACGATAGGGTAGCGTTTAGGGGGTAGCGTTTAGGGGGGAGTGTTTACAGATTCCCTACACCAGAGGGTAGCGTGCCGCTGTGCCACCTGTGCCGCTGTGAACACTATAGTAGCGATTTTGCTATTTTATTTTTTTTTTTTTCTTCAGTTATATGGTGGCACAGGTGGCACAGGTGGCACAGTAGAGCTAAAATATTGCTATATAAGGATTTTTTGGCCTCGCTGCCGTGCCACCACTGTGGCCCGCATATATCGGTAGTGTCACACTTTTGGCGTTAATTTGGGTGCATTTTCCCGAATTTTCCTATTTAATACCTAAGACTCACTGGCTAGGACAAATCGCATGGGCACTTACAGCGAGTTCTTAATCCTCGCCGCCGTCACACTGGTGGCACAGCGTTGAAACTAATGGATAATCGGGCATTGGAGGCGGATTTGGGCAAGAAAACCCCCCCGGTCAAAGCGGTGGCGACGCGGGGGCCAAACCGGCGTCTGACACGCCGCCAGGAACTGTTCGTGAAAGAGCTGGTGGCCAATGACGGTCTCATCACCATGCGCGAGGCTGCCATTCGCGCGGGGTATCCCGCCAGGAGCGCTCACTCCCGCGCCTATGAATTGACCAACGCGAACCACTGCCCGCATGTCGTGGCCGAAATC